ATGAGAATTCTTGTTCATTTCATTGACATACAAGATGGTATCAGTAAAAGAACTGAGACATCTATTGACAATGTAAGGAGGATATTTTCTTTCAGCGTCTATGTCATCATCCAATATGTTTTTCTTGGATTGGTTGATCGAGTATAGGTAGTCTTTCAGTTGGTACATTGTTCCAGTGACGGATTACTCCGCTAATAATAAAGCAGTTAGTGATAAGATAGCTGACGAATATAACAGTGCGTACCACAACCACGTAATTGTCATATTCTTTGGTTTTGTCGTCTGAGAATGATCCGAGTGCATATTTCCATATCTCCCAGAGTTTAGAATTTTGCATTGACACCTATAATAGTGGCACCAGGATTACGAGCAAGAGCAACCTTACGTGCATCTTGATAATCGATAGCAATAACTTCTTCAGTAAAGACAGTTCCTGCTTTAATTAATTTTACTTCACATTTCATAATTTAAAAGTACTAGTTCTTTGCGGGATGCTTGATCTGTATTATAACTACCCACACTTCTCATTGTGTAAGTGTGAGCAAATTCTGCAGTTGTCCATCCATAAAATCTGTCACGAATTAACTGCGACGAATTGTAAGATACGAGTTGACGACCGATAAAACGATCACAATTAAGAGCAAAGGCATCGTGGTCAAATCCTTTGTGCATGTTTCCACGCTTACCGTATAGATTGGATCCAATTTCATATGGTGGGTCAAGGTATGTAAAGGTGGACTTTTTGTCGCTAAGAAGTTGTTCATAAGATAGATTAGTAATTTTCCAATTTCCAATTAATTTTTGATATTCTCCCAGTCTTTCAATACCTGCTAGTGAGAAGTTACTATCACTTGCTTGTTTTGAAAATGAACTTGATTCTGTGAGACCTGAGAAACTACATTTGTTCACAACATAGAAAGAAACAGCACGATGAATTTTTTCAGTTTCTTCAATATCTTTTTCAAGATATTTTTTAGCATCTAAGAAAAGTTGTTTTGCAGAACCATGATCAGGATGTCTTTGTTTAAGTTGGAGAAGAATGTTTTTAATTTCATCTCCATTATCCTGTAGTTCTCTCCAGAAATTATACAGTGGTTCATAAAGATCATTGACCCAAATATTCAATAGAGGATATCTTTTAGTTACCTCTAATGCTACACTACCACCACCAAGAAAAGGTTCATGGTAATCAGTATAGTCTTTTAGATCAGGGATATATTGAAAGAGTTTACTTAACGCTCTACTCTTACCACCAGGATATCTAAGAGGTGTCTTATATGACTTCAAAGTTTGGGGCATTGTATTTTAAGTATTCACGAAAGGTAAGTTTTAGTTGTTTCTGCGTCATGCCACAATGGGCAGCTGCATCAGGTAAATTCATTCTAGCATGAAAAAGTGCTTCATGCGCTTCTTTTACATTAGTTGGTGTCGTCTTTGTAGAGTTCAACTCCATTAGTCATTACCTCCCATTTTTCATTGTTATCTTCCTCACTCCAAAAACGTAAGAAAGTATTACATATAAATTCTTTTTCTCCATAATCTAACTCAGTAATTTCTTTATTAAAAACTTCTTTAGCGATCGTTCTTGGAAGAGTATTGTCAGGTATTCTATCTGAAGTAATTCCATTAATCATTATTTTTCTAAACTCTTCTTCAAATGTAAGACCATCTTCTTCTGCCCACTTTCTAATACTTTCTTCCATTTCTTTACCTTCTTTTCCATGGAAGTTAATATCAATTTTATAGTCTTGAAACAATGGTCTTGGTACTGGTTTTCCTATCGTGATCATCTTATCTTCATCCTCGTTTTCTTTATTAAGTTCTTTTAAATAAAGATCAGTTGCTTGAGAAGTTGCTCCACCATAATATTTCACCGCTTCTTTTGTGTTATCACTTGGAGTAACATATTCTAAATCATCATCAGATGAATTTTTTAGATCAACATAATTATCTTTGTCTGGTTGATGATGTTTATGATTGATCGTTGCTGACATAACAAGATACTGTTCTAACATTGGATCTAAATTTTGACAAACTTTTGGATCTATGCCATTTGGAGGAAAATCTTTCCAAGGTCTAAATGTCCACATGATTGCCTGATGTATAGTAATCCTTTTATTGAATGTATCATCTGAACTACAATGATAATTGTAATCATCAAGAAGAGTTCCAGCAAAAAAATCTTTAGGTAAAGTTATTTTTTTATAAAGACATGTCAATTTTTTGTTTACTGTTCCGTCCTTATATTTTTTTATAGCATATTCTTTAGACCAAATATTTTCTAACCAATAATTAGGATCATAAACAAGTTTTGTTCCTCTACCATTGCCAAGACCTCTACCAACTTTTTTTCTATGAGAAAAAAGTCTTCCGTAGTTTGATACAGAATACCAATTAGTTGGAATATTATAAAAAACTAAGTGACGAAATTCTTCGCCATCCATTAACTTTGGTTTACTAGTTTTTGTTCTGTTTGGTAATCTCTTGGCAGTCATTTAATTTTTATTTCTTGAATGATAACTTTGTCTACTTTATTTTCTAAGAAGTCAGTGATCTTCATTATACCATATGCGCTAAACACTTGTGGAACAATGAACGCAATCATAGCTACGATCCAAAAAATATAGTAATAGTTTTCTTTATTCTGTGTTCTTTTTTTAGTCATTTAAATTCACAACTCATCATAATTTCTGTTAGACATGCCAGTAGATTAATTTCTTGATCTGGTACCAGAGTAATATCTTTCATATACTTGGCAATGATAAGAACTGCTTCTGGAATAGAAGGAGGTTTTAATACATTGTAGATGCTGTCATAAATCTTACGCATAACCATGCTAGGATCGTTGTCCATATTTTGAACAACCCAGTTCTTGACATTAGTAAATTCTTTTTTCTTTAGAGAAGAAAGTAAAGTGTCAAGATTAACATCAGCAACGTCTACAAGAATAGCAGAACTAATACTACCAGTGGCAGCATAGCGTTGACACTCGTTGATAAGTCTTCGCCAATCTGGATAATAACGTTTTACAAGTTTAGCAAGAACTCTATCTTCATAAGAAACATTCTCACTTTTAAGAATGGATATAAGACGAGTAAAAAATTGACCTTGTAATACTGTTGCCTGCTCAGGTTTAATTCTAAAATCAACTACAGTGCATCTAGAATGTAATGGTTCAATAATCTTATTGATAAAATTACATGTAAAGATAAAACGACAATTTCCATGAAACTCCTCCACAGCAGTTCTGAGGGAGAGTTGCACGTCATTGGTTGTGTTGTCTGCTTCATCTATAATAACGACCTTGTGGGATGCTCCAGAGGTCAGAGAGATTGTAGTAGCAAATTGTCTAACACGATTTCTGACAGTATCTAGAAAACGTCCTTCGTCTGATCCGTTGATAACAATATAAGAAGCACCAATTTCTTCACACAATGCTTTAGCAATAGTTGTTTTACCAACACCTGCAGTGCCACTCAAAAGTAAGTTAGGAAGTTCTCCTTGATTAACAAAACCTTGGAAGACTTCTTTGATACTATCAGGAAGAATACAATCTTTAACTTTATTGGGTCGATACTTTTCAACCCATAGAAATTCTTTACTCATAATTAAATCCAATCAGGTTTGCGAGAAGGATCACGCAAATAATTTGTAGCAACCCAAGGTTTAGATGCAATGTATCTTTTGTACTTGGTAAAGATATCAATGCTATTATCATACTTGAATTGATCAAAACCTGCAAATACAAATGATGTTGGTGGTGGGCAGGATGGAAACGTCATATCAGCATATTCAATAGTATGCTGACAACTATGAACCTTGTTGTACCTGTGTGTATATTCTGCACACAATGCAAGACCATGTTCTATTAACCAATAGAAGTTAGTCTGTGCCCAAATAGTGCAAGGATGATTACGAAATGCACCCTTGTCTGTTTTGTATGGTGTACCATCTAACTTAGGTAACGTACCAAATCCATGACCCCACTTGTCAGATGCAACAATAGATAACATTTGACATGTCTCTAGTGGCATCTTGACAATGTGTTTGTCAGGTAATACCTGAGCAGATTTTATTGGACTTGGATCAGTTACAAATATATTCAAGGTTCTAAGGCAACATAATATGTCAAATTAATTGTACTGTGTTTCCACTCAGAAATCAAGGACTTAGATACTTTAACAGTATAATCACCTGGTAGAACACGGATGTTATCGATCTTGAGATCAAGACTATAGGTGCCAGTACAATCACCACTAACGGTGATGTCGTAAGTATTGCTGGTATCATTTTCTTTATCACGCAAAATGATTTTGATATCACCTAATCCTTCTTCTGAATAAATTGTAAGATCAGGAAGTCCATACACTGCTGATGCTTTACGAAGTGATAGAAGATCATCAGCAGTTAAATTAAACTGAATGTCAGCACCAGGAAAATTTACATTTCTTTCTGGAGCACTCTTTAATGTGATCTCAGGATCAGAAAAATAATACTTAGCAGAGTTACGTCCACCTTTAATGTTTACAAAATCTTTACTTGTAAATTCTAGTTGTGGATCATTGAATAAAGAAAGACCACCTAAGAATTGACTAAGGTCATAGATTGCAAAATCTGTAGGGAAGAATTCTTCTCCTGTAAATTTTGCGAGAATGTTTTCTGCATTAGAGATTGTTCTAACTGTAGAACCTTCTCTGAATACAATGGATGAATTAATACTAGAAAAATTCTTGAGAACGTCAAGCGTTTGTTCAGATAAAGTTACTTTACTCATTTGTCATAATCAACTGAAAAGGATGTAGGTGTGTTTGCTTCAATTGCTGCTGCTCTAGCAGACTTGTCGCTAAAGTGTAGAAGAAGAACTGCATAGTGAACAATCTTAAAAAGATCTTTTCTTGCTGTTCCTTTTCTATCATACCTTGAAGCATATTTCAAAATGTTAGACCTACAGAATGCTTCAGCATCACCAACAGAATCAATGAGATCCAATGTTTGGATCCCATGTTTACTGTAGTGTGCACCGTAGGTACTAGAGATGTAGTCTTCGATCTCTTTCAAGATCTCTTTTTCATCGTACTTCAATTTTCACTCCAGACATGATCTATGTCACTATGATAGCATTGAAATTCATTTCCGTCAAGATCAACAACATTAATTTTATGTGTTGCTTTCCATTCATCTCCTGCATCTCCAACGATGCGAACACTCCTACCGTCTTTGAGACGGAGGATGTGTCCGAGATATCCATCAAACGGTTTCGTCATTTTCCTCTTTGTTTAGGTCAACTCCTGCATCAATCTTATCATACAATTCCAAGAATGATTGTTTTGTTTCATCATCGAAACGATTGACACAAACTTTGATTGCTTTCATGCGATTACCCCAGATAGCAAATGCACGCATGATGTGTACAAGTCTACGAGTAGAGACCACTTCATCAATACCACCATCGTTGAATGTTCTACGAATGATGTCTGCCCAGTTAGCAAGATTTTCACAAAACTCTTTATCGTTCTTACCAAGAGATGAAGCAATACGAAGAAGAATTTTAGTTTCAGTAACAGGTGAAGGATACTCTTGCTCGAATGTCAAAGCAAATCTTTCAAGGAATGCTTCGTTAAGAACATTAGTACCGATGAACCTACCATCATCACTACCTTTACCTTTAGTGTTTGCAGTAGCGATGATATTGAAACCTGCAGCAGGTTCAACATAAGTACCAGTCTTTTTCAAGAAGATACCTTTACCTTCAAGAATAGATTGAAGACATAGAATTTTGTTAGATGCTAGGTCAACCTCGTCAAGTAATAGTATTGCACCTCTTTGGAGTGCTTCTACTACAGGACCGTTGTGCCAAACAGTGTTGCCATCAACAAGACGAAATCCACCAATAAGATCATCCTCGTCGGTTTCAATAGTGATGTTTACCCTAATCAGTTCTCTATTTAGATCGGCACATGCCTGTTCTACGGAGAATGTTTTACCATTACCTGACAATCCTGTAATGAATGTAGGATAGAAAATTTTAGATTTGATAATCTTCTTTACGTCAGCGAAGTTACCAAAAGGAACAAAGTTACCGTCTTTGTTAGGAACAAGGTTTTGCTGAATAGCAGGAACTGCAGCAGGTGCTTGATAAGTTTTCTCAAGTTTTTCTTGAAGAGTTAGGTTCCACTTACCAATACCTTTTTTGTATTGCTTAAGTCTTTTCTTGACAGTAGCAAGAGAACAGTTGAAGTGCTCAGACGCTTCAAAGAGTTGCTTAGTGTTTACTTCGGCACCAACCTTATCGGAAAGGTATGTAACTAAGTCTTGGGTTGTAACAGGAACAGGTTCAAAAGGCATGATGTAATGTGTGTTGTGTTGTATGAGTTAATTGTAATATGTTATGGGGTCGATTGCGACCCCATGTGTGCCACTTTTTTAACTGACATACTCAATGAATGAATTGAGCATTTTCTTATTAGTGGATTTGTTCTTGAGCATCTTTTTGAATGCTCTAGAAATGTCTGCTTTCTTTGATCCACTCTCAACATCAAATTCTGTATCAGCATCTAGAGATCTATTTGAGATAGCATATAGAGCAGTGAATGCAGTTGGGTTAGGAATAATTGCAGACTTTTCTTTCTTCCATTGTTTTTGTACTTCATGGTAACCTTCGTAAGATGCATACTTACCAACAAAACTAGAAAGACAAGAACCTGGAAGAATACGGAAACCGATAATGTTTACATCAGGATTACGATCACGCAATTGTTTGATGAAAACGTTAGTTATATTGTCATGGTCAAACTGCTCATATGTACGACCAGTTTTACGGTCACGAAGAACCTGACACCAATCTATACGACGAGGACGAATTACATTCTTATCTTCATAATCAAGATACATTTCATGACCATAACCAATAGTACATGCATCACCATCAGATAAAATGCATACATTTACTTTCTGCAAATCATTCTGTAGTTTGAACTCAGGAATGATGTAGTTCATCAAAATAACTGCTTCATTCAAAGGAGTTCCAGAAAGTGAAAGACCTGGTGTTTGTCTGTATCCTGAGTAGTTTCTGTAGTAATGTGCTTCACGGAATACATTCTTACACATACGCTCATACTCACGAGAGTTAGAACGAGATGAAATCATGTTTACCATATGGAAGAAACCTTCGTGAAGATAAACAGTATTCTTTTCAATACCTCTGTAAGAATAATTATCAGGGTACCAATCATCGTTACCTGCAGTGTTTTGCATTGCACGTTCTGCCATAACCCAGTCATTTGTGAATGCATAAACTTCAAATGGAATTTGAACTTTTTTACAAAAAGAAGTTAAGTTAATTAATTGTTTTACAGTGGCAAGAATTTCATTTGCCATAGAACCAGACCAATCAAGTAAAAACAAAAGACCATGATTTTTACCATCAGGTACAACTGTCATTTTTTTGAAGATGTCTTCGTTATAACGATAAGTATGTAACTTTGAAGTATCAATGATACCAGTCTTAGATTGACTAGCACGAGCATAAGCGTCAGCAGACTTACGGCACTCAAATTCTTTAACAAGATAATTTACCTCTTTCTGTGATTGCTTACGAAACTCTGCATATGCAGCATCAACAACTTCATAAGCTTCTGGTTCGTCTACATGTTGGTCAATCCAATCATGAACTTTATCCCAGTTAACAACGTATTTATCTAGGTCAACTTTGTTAGGAATTTCAACATAAACTGGATTACTTGTTTGACGTGTAGATAATTTTTCAGAAGCACGATCAAAAGCATTCTGTGTTTCAGAAGTCTCTCCACCTTCATCACCCCACTCATCGTCAAAGTCATCATCTTCTTCTACTTCATCATCTTCATTCTCAATCTTACCTGCACTGTTAGTACCTGCTTGAGGTTGTTGATCTTGTTCTCCACGACTATCAGAAGATTGCTCTTCTGTTTTCTCAGTTGGAGGTTGAACACCTTCTTCAGCATTAGGAAGAACAGGAATTTCTAGTTTGTCAATAACGTCTTCATCTTTAGAGAACTGATGTAT